CCTGACAAGTGGCCTAAGTACGTTCACGATACGGATGTAATTTTTCGAGATTTAAGCGGCCCTAAAAAAATCCCCAAAATAAAAAACGCAGATAGCAGATAGTTACTTGTGTGGGATATTGGGAAAGGGTGAAGGACTTCTTTGAGATACCACCCAAGCATGAGCTTGCGGTAGGCGACCTAGTGACATGTACATGCCATGGTGGTATAGCGGTCGTAATCGAGTTATTTGACAGACAGAGAGGTGAGGAGTACCCAAAGATGAACATGGCAAGAATATGGTGGGTAAAGAAGCCAAACTCGATGATGTCCCAAGATTGGATGCATACAATTGGGCGATTACAAAAATACAAGCAATGTAATCATTGACATATATATATTATGGGCGACAACGTTGAGATCGAAAAGGGCGAACAGCTCTTTGTTGGCGATTTGGTGACATTTCATGGATATCATTATACACCAGACTATCTAATGATCGATGACAAAGACGGCACATTGGGTATTATAACAGAAGTTAAGATTAATTCGCCTATAGGTACAATATCATATGATTCATTTGTGTTGTATACAGTACATTGGTTTGCCAGTGGAAAATCTACAACAGAGGTGTCCGAGCATCTTAGGCGGATATCGCCATGAATGAATTAAAATTGCGTAGCTATAAAACGGGCGAGATTAAGCTTGGCGACGTTGTTACATTATGTGACCGGGAGAAGTTCATTAAGGGCCGTACAAGCTGGGGAACAGTCGTTGAAGTAATCGAGAGAGGGATTGCAGGCACTGTGTACTTATGTGGAATTAAATGGTTCAACAGACCGCCCCATACTAGGGGCAGTGTATCGTACCATTATGATAGAGACCTAATGCATGTGGAGGAAAAGCTAATGTTTGATAATCACATATACGACTCTGTGGACGATATTCCACGTAATAGGTGATACACCGGTCGGCATTGTCTGCGCGTGTTCTGTGCGTGTCTTGCAATAAAGGAAATTTTTAGCGGAAAACTGGCGTTTTTGGACTATTTAATAATGGAAAAATTTTTTGGTTAAAAATCATGGAAATTACATTTACTAAATTGCGACAACTCATAATTGAAGAACTCACCGCTGATGATAAGGCGGAAGTTCGTAAGCTCGCGGCTAAAGAGGCCGAGAAGGTTTTAAAAGACAAAGACCTCAAGGATATGATTGCCAAGGAAGTTGAAAAGGCTTTGGATGACAAATCAACAAAAGATCAAATTGGCGATATTACAAAAACTGTTCTTAAAAAATTATACAAGGACTTATCACTGCAACATCCATATATCATCGATCGAATTAAAATATAATGATTTTAATTGGTTAGGTGACTAAGTATGATAAAAATTTTGGGAAAAAAATGAAATTTCTACTCTTCGCCTCTTTTGGCGCCGGTCTTTGTATGGCTACATTAAACACTGAATTCAATGCTTTTTCGCACTCACCACAATTGCAGGAATGCAGCATAATTCGCGAGAATCCAAATAGCGCAGACCGTTATTATCCAAAAAAGGTATGCAATATTGACAAAAGTTCTATCAACGATCCAGAAAAACTATCAATTTTTATAACCGAATGCATACGGACCAAGGGTGATTGGCTTCTAATCAATTCGTCAGAAGCTAATTACATTGATGAAATATTACATTGAACAATATTGTGAAACTGACTTGCATGCCGGAATGATGATAGAGGATATTATTAGCGGAGATATTGGAATACTTGTCAAACGTTATGATGTAATGGAGAGTTGGGAACATGAGCCACAAATATGGGCTTGGGATATAATCTGGACCGGTCCCGCTACCGATGAAATAAATAAAAATCAACCATATACAGAAAATGGTTTACTTGGTATGCTTAATTCTGGCCGAATGGAGGTCTGTAATGAGCGAAAATAAATCTGATATTAATAAGTTGCGGGATGTAGCCAATAACGTTATGTTGAATGTCGGAGATATGGTCATCGATCACATCTCAGATTTTCGTGGTTTTTTATCTAAACGAATAAGACATATCGATATGATTAAGGATGATGTCTTTTTATGGGAAGTTAAGTTATTTAAAACCAACGAAAACACAAACAACCAAACAACTGCTATATTAGAAGAAGAAGGTTTAAAAATGTCCATCGCAATTGGTACAGTAGAATTGCACTCAATCGAAAATCGAGGCGAAAACTAATGAAGTATGATAATAGCTACACCATCACAGGTAACGGCTGGTTAACATGTTATAACATAGGGGATTTAGTAAAAACCACTGATGGGCATATAGGATTTGTGGCAAAGCCGGCCCGACTTGATCAAGAACTTTTGTTTCCATTTGTTCCTGTTTACTGTGTCAAGCAGCACAAGATAATGGAATATCAGGTTAATTCATTGCAGATAATTTCTAAAGCTGATTGACTTCTCCTATATACTATAGATGAAGATATCAAAAACATTCATGGATCACTTAAGCATGGGGGCAATATTTGTTAATATTTGCCTTTTTTCTTTTGGTGTGTATATGACATCAGTAGATCTACAAATGTTGAGTCTAGGTAATATATCGTTGTTTCTGATGTATTTTATTCTTACTAATCGATAACTTTCTATTTATAAAAGTATACGAGGGACGACATGAAATATTTATCTTTACTACTTTTAAGCTTGACAATGTTAGTTCAACCAGCGCAAGCAACTGAAAAAGCTCAACAAGCAATGATTGTTGAGTCGGTCAATTCTTCAATTTCTAAAATAGAAATGAAGGTAAGAGAAGCGGCTGTTAAAATTTGGACTGAGGGCGGAGGTCACGGATCCGGAACCTACATGGTCCATAAAGGATTCCATTTTGTGCTTACTGCTCAACATGTTGCTGATCGAGGAATGGGTTCTACCTATTTGATTAGCAAGGGTGAAGAGACACGCCAAGGAATTGTAGTATATCAAAATGCCACCGACGATATTGCTGTTCTTTTCGTACAAGAAGAGTTTAGATTTATAGATCCGATTAAATACAGACCAACGAAACAAATATTAGGAGTTGGTGAATCCATAACTTACTCTGGGTACCCATCTTCACACAAATTAATGAGTATTCGTGGTCGTGTTGCTGGATATGAGAATAAAGAAGGTTCTGGGCAACAAATTATTTTACACACATATGGGTGGTTTGGTTGTTCTGGATCAGTAATATTTAACAAAAGTGGCGAAGTCGTGGGTGTATTGTGGGGTGTAGATGCTGAGTATTATCCATCATTAGCAATCGTTGAAGATATGATATGGGTTGTACCAATCACTAAGCTAGATATTAAAAAACCAATTAAGACAATTTGCAAATATAATAAATTAAACTTTTGTTAGAAGAGATTAGCATGAAATTTAAACAATGGAATCAATACTTGACAGAAGGTGAGTTAAAGACTGTAGGCGTTGTTGCGTGTTTAGACGAAAAACAAAGATTCTTAATTATTAGACGGTCCGATATAGATGATAGAGCGGGACAATGGACGCTTCCCGGCGGACACATTGATGAAGATGACAAATCAATTGAGTCTGGTGCTGTTAGAGAGCTTGATGAAGAGACTAATTTGCTATGCAACACCGAAGATCTTGTCTTTCTTGGCAAACCGAAGCCCAAAAAGTACTATTTTTTGACAAGAAATTGGTCTGGTAGCATTAATATCGACAAACCAAACCCTCATACCGGCGAAATTGAGCACGATGCCTACAAATGGGCCACAATTAATGATATAAAAGACATAGAAGATAGTGAAATTCCGATCTATTTATTGGAGAAAGCTTTGGAGATAACTAAAAATGAATAAAATTCACAATAATTGGCGACTATTCTTAGAATCACACACAAAAGAACAAGAAGAAGAATTAAAAGATATTGTTGGAGAACTGGAGAATGCATCCAAAATGCATGCTACTCAAGCGAAACGTATACAACAAATACTTGATGAGACTGATAACAGTGATTTAAAAGAGGGTGAAAAAAAGAATTGCGGATGTGGACAAGACCCCTGTAAAACCTATGGCGTACAGGAGAATATTAAAGAAGATGAACTTGAAGAAGGTGGCAACTTTTTTGATAATATGCGCGCTAAACAAAAAAGATGCAAAGGAAAGCCCAAAACAGGAGATTGTGCAGAAGATAGACCATCTAAAAAAGCATGGAAAAAAATCACCAAAGAACAACAAGACCTTTATGATATCATTGGTGAAGAAGTTGAAGCAGTTTTAAACGATTTAGACGAAAAAAAAAAGAAGAAAAAGAAAAAACCTTGTAAAAAAGCCAAAGGAAAACGTTACGTGAAGCGTGTAAACGGTAGATGCCGGTCATATGGTCAATCTGGAAAGGCAAAAGACGGTGGAGATCGCATCAGGCCCGGTACAAAGAAGGGTGATGCATACTGTGCGCGCTCAGCAAAGATTAAAAAGTGCAAAAACCCTCCATGTGCCAATGCATTATCTCGCAAAAAATGGAAATGTCGTGGTTCTAAATCAATGAAAGAGTAAAAAAATGCTAAATGATGAACAAATCCTGTTAAAAACAGCACAATTATTGGAAAATTTTAATATTTCCGAACAAAAACCCGAAAAATTGCTTCGAGAAATCGACGAAGACGAAATGGTTGCGCTTGAGCGCGTGCTTGATGACTTAGAACCAGCAAAATTGCCTCTAAATGACCTTTTTAGCGGTAAAATGCGTGTTGTTATACCATTTCCGACCACTGATCCGACTTCAGAGCTTGGAAAGTTCGTAGAATTCTTCAGATCTCAAGAATATGACGTAGATTGGGAGAAAGGTATGGCTTACGCCGCCCGTGATCTGCGCTCTGCAGACGATTTGTTGGATGATCTCGTCAACATGACCATGGGTGGGCGTGAAAAGCCTAAAATTAAGAAGATTCAGATGAAAATCGGCAAACTTTTCTCTAAATTAGCTGACTTAAGCCGAAGAAAAGACGCATTATACCAAAAAGTCTATAAACACATGGCGGATATTAACTATATGTTGCCAGATGGCGGAGGCGTCAACAAACCGCATCGCGTTACCAAGAAAATGCTCAGGGCGGCGCTCGATGAGAAGGAATTGGAGAATTTTGAAAGAATTAACTCTCAAATTTACTTATATGTCGTAAATCCGGGAGTTGCGGGACCTGCAGGCTATAATTTGACTGATTTAGCCACTGAACACGGCGAATATTGGAAAAAGAACGCCGGATTCATCAAAAAAGAGATTAATAGAACTGATAATGACAAATATTCGATTATTATTACTAGACATCCGATAGATGTGCTTAGAATGAGTGATTTTGACACGATTACCTCTTGTCACTCTCCACCTAGCCGTGCAAGCGCCTATCAATCCTATTATAAGTGCGCTGTAGCCGAGGCACAGGGTCACGGAGCGGTAGCATACGTGGTACAGACAGAAGACCTGCTCTCAGCCACAAATACGGGCAATATAGACAGCGCAGAGCAAGAAATTCAAGAAGGTGAGATATTTTATGACGATAAACGCGCATTTACTGGAGATATTGAGCCAGTTTCTAGAATTCGTGTTCGTCATGTTAGGTATTACGAAGGAGATGAGCCCCCAAAACGCTGGGATGATGGACAAGACGTTGGAATGCCTGAGAAAAAAGTTTATGGTATCGATATTCCCGGTTTGACAAAAAACGTTGTTGATTGGGCGAGATCAAGTCAAGAAGAAGTCATCGCAAATATGCCAAAACAAGATGGTATGATTGATCTGAGCAAATTTATGATATTTGGAGGGTCCTATGAAGATACTGCCAACAAAGAAGGCCGTTTAGCATTAATGCGACAGCTTGTTGGTCCGGGTGTAGAAGTTGAAGGTTCGATGAAACAGAATAAAGAGACAGAAGATAATCTTGATGCAAACATGGTACGAAACCCTGTTGAGATGTATAGAGCAGAATGTGAACAAATAATGGACGAGTTCAACAACAAAATGGCTCAGACATATTCTGATTACGAAGTCAATGACGATGGCGCGGATGGCGCCTCTATTAGACCTTATGCTGCTTTTATTGCAAAGTGGTCGGTTGATGAATGGAAAAGGCTTCCCGGCAACGATGAAGAAGTTGTTTGGAATTCAGCCGATGTATTAAACGAAAGTAATCAATATGGTGACATTTTTGTTCCCTCGAAGCATGATACGCCAGTCATTCGTCGTATAAGAGAAGAGATACACTTGACTATTCAAATTAATTTTGAACATCCAGAAATTTATGGACACTCATATATGGCAATGCCCTTTGAATATCAAGAGGCACTTGATAAAATTGATACTAAAATTGATGATGCCCGAGATACTTGGGAAGCAATTCTTACTGAATACTTTAAACGCGAAGGACAGATGGAAGGCGCTGCATATATTAAACTGGCCACAGAAATTGAAGATGGCGAACTTACTTCCTATGAGTGGGATCTTCAAACTGATGGAGATTACACTGAGTCGTATGAGTCTACAGCACGGTACTCTCACTATTATGATCCAGAAGACTTAGGATTAAGTATGGAAGTACTTATGCAGATTATTGACTCTCGCGACTTTAGAGTTGAATTGAGAAAACAACTGCTTGAAGAACCAAGAAAAACAGAAAACACTGAGTATTATTTGTCAATGGATGCTACAACAATAGAACACACTGGAGAGGCTAAATTTACCGCTATATTCTCGATTAATGCTGACGCACCTGATATTATGACTGGATTGTTTAGAGAGCTTGTAGAGGGTGAGATGGACGATGAAGACAACCTTAATGTGGTGTTTAATAGAGTATTGGCTCAGTTCGTCAATTCTCGCATGCCATCATTTATGCAAACAAACGAATCAATTGTTAGTACTTGGAAGGACTATTTAAAATCATGAGCAAATATATGCAAGATCCAGATTTTCTTTTTAGTGTTTTAGCAATGCTTGTTAAAAAAAGTGGTGGAAAAATAACTATAACTGACGCGGAAATGAAGGATGTATCAAAAGGCGACTTGATCGGGATGTATTATGAGCCAAAAAGTGGCGATTTAATACTTAAACAAGTAGATAAAGAAGACATGTTACAGGCCACAAGCATGGTGCGCGACACTAATGATAAAATTTACGACAATTAAAATGACTGAACAACAAAAACCTAAATATGATGACTCAATATGGGACACATGGTCTGTCGATACCACTCGAACAGAACAAAAAATAAAACAAAATAAAAATAAAGATAAAAAACAAAGACAAGAATAAAATGAAACTTTTAATGGAAAATTGGCGGAAGTATTTAAAAGAAGATGATAACCTTCGTAGATATTCTTTATTAACTGAGCAAACATTCAATGACGAGACCTTTAAGCAAATAAAAGAATTATTTGTCAAAATATTGAATGAAGGGGGCACTCAAAAAGATTTGTTATTATTGGTTGAGCAAGAACCGAATTTATCTAGACGCTCATTTTTAAAAAAAGCGGCGACTGCGGCCGGAGCAGTAGCGGCTAGTCAGATGATCCCAAGCGTAGCTCGGGCAGGAATGAAAAAACATAAACATGACCATGCCCCGACCGGACCAGCTAAATTATCTAAAATTAAAAACCGCGAATTAATACAAATGATCGAATCACTTAAAGATAAATCTTTAGAGAATTGGAAGCCCACAAATCCTGACGGCTCTAGAATTGTCGCAGTGTTCGCAGATAAAATTTTTAATGGTGATCAGAAAACGGCCGCAGACGCTTACATGAAATCATTATATCCCAACATAGTCAAGTTTATTAAAAAGTTCCCATATGGATTCGTGGACCCGTCCACGCTGCCAAAAAATGCTTATGCATCAATTTCAACTGGTCAGTACGACGATGGACAGATCAGACCAATTCAATTACAACTGAATTCTAATTTTCCATGGGATAATGAAGAAAAATTCAAAGCTCAAGCTGGGATATCGCGAATGGTCGGGCTAACTCACGAATTTGAACACCTCATGGAAGGTACTTTGGAGATGTTTTCAGGTGGCAAATTCATTTTAACTAGCATCGCGACAGCTGAGTTAGGAAAAATATTTAATCTACCGAATAATATGACTCGTTCAGGTGGTTTTGAGGGTGATTTCACTCTGAATCAGTGGTCGAATGAATTAGGAGAATTATATGCCGATTTTAAAGCCTTGAGAACTCGCTTAGGCGGAAACGTTACCAAGGAAGATTTAGATATTTTATGTGATCATAAAAATCTAGTTACCAGATATGGTGTCGACTATGCCAAATTTCCTGCTAAAGAGTATAAGATACACACTGTATTCTTAAGAATGCTCAAATGCCCAGCAACCAGAGAAGCAATTGATGCGAGCAACAGGTTTGCCTCTCTTGACAAGAAAATTGGACAACAACAGGCGCCGACAACTCGTTATGCGGAGGCGAAAAACAAAAATGAAACTCCTACTTGAAAATTGGCGAAAATATTTGGTCGAAGACAAAAGCCAGCAAGCAGCTGCTTATCTTGATAAAATATTTAATTTAACACACGCTTCTGGTCGACCAATCTCAAAAGCCTTTAATAAAATATCAGAAGATAATACACAAATTACACCTGTTGCTATTGTTAACGAGCTAACTCCATCATACTTACGAGCATTTATAGAAAAATACAAAAATATAAGTGAAATTGCAATATCTGAAGCCAAAATGAATATTGACATGGCTAAAATAAAAGATCCTAGGGAAATAGCAGTAATTAATTCTATTCTCTTGTATACTGCCGGCAACGTTGCATCAGTAAGAAATCCTGAAAAATACACTGACTCTGATGCCGACACCCTAGGCTCTCCAGTTCAAGGTCACGGATACGGAGACGCAAAATACGTTGACAGTCGAGTTAGTCCCGATGATGTTGTAGAGCCGGGCGATTTATATAAAGACCGTGTAAAATCTGGAATTAAAGTTCCCCAATATCTTTTAAAGCCATCCAAAGAATTGTATACAATAGCTAATTACGTGTTAAATCAATTGGGGGTCTTAAATAATTTAAGTAACCCCGCAATAATTTATAGAGGCATGGGCTTACCTCAAGAAGTTGTTGATAATTTAAAAGAGGGCAGTGTGTTTAATAATAGCTCCATTTCTTCTTGGACAGCTAGTAAGGATGTAGCACAATCTTTTGATAAATTTAATATGTCTGCAGGACCATATTGTCAATTTATCATAGAAAACCCTGCGCTTGGTACTGACATTTCAAATTTAAGCGGATTTCCCCAAGAAGAAGAGTTTATCTTAGGAAAGCAAGTAAGAATAGTAAATGTAAGAAAAAAAGATCGCACCAGCATGGGCATGGGAATATGGACTTACTTTGTATGTGAGATTGTTTCATGAAACTCCTACTTGAAAATTGGCGAAAGTTTATAAACGAATCAAAACTTCGTGTTTTTGACTTTGATGATACAATTGCAAAGTCAGATTCCAAAATTTATATTACCACTGATACTGGTAGAGAATTAGTTATGACACCGGGACAATATGCCACTCATAAAGTTAATCCAGATTATGAATATGACTTTTCTGAGTTCGACGAAGTTATTAACCCAAGAGAAATTAAACAAATTACAAATATTGTTCGTAACGCACTTAATGCCGGAACAGAAGGGCGAGAAATTGCGATATTAACGGCCCGGGCGCCTGAAGCTGAAGAGGCTATAAGAAAATATTTGGAGAGCTTAGAACTCGACACTTCCAAAATTACATTTGTGCTTTTAGGCGATTCTGATCCTCAAGCAAAAGCAGCGTGGGTAGCCGAACGCATTGAAGCCGGGGCAACAGATGTTCTTTTCTTTGATGACTCTGGTAAAAATGTCGACGCGGTGGAGTCTTTATCTGAAGTATATCCAGAAGTTAAAATTAAGGCTAGAAAAGTAAAGTACGCAGAAGATATTGCGGAAAATACTCCCCGAGAAGCCTAAAGAAAAAGATATACCTCTTCTTTTACTATTTAAGAGCGTGGAGGGCTATATTATGGCTGATTCAGATAATGGCTGGGATACGTATTCAAAATTAGTTTTACAACAACTTAAAACAATGGCCAGCGGCATAGAGGCTTTACGCACCGAGCTTCAAATGGTTAAAGAACAACTGACAGAATTAAGAGCAAAAGAAGATCGAGTACAGGATATTAAAGCGTGGAAGGATAAAATGGATGACGTCGCTTCGCCTCCACAAATAAAAACTGCTTTGCAAGAAATTGAAGAATTAAAAGAATTTAAAACGCGCTCAATGACCATTTTTATGGTTGTTCAATTTTTGATGGCGACACTAATTGCAGTTTCAAAAATGTTTTAATTTTGACATTTGCCAGTCAGAATGTTATACTTAAAAATATGAATTTTAATTTAGGTGATTTAGTCGGACTACGATTTACAAAAAAAAATATAAAATTAGGCATTATTATTGATTCACAAAAAGACAACTTTATTGTAAAATGGATATGGTATGATAAATTATTTTTCATGGACAATTGCAGTCCGCTGTTCGAAGAACTAAACAACCAATACTTACTTAATGAAACAATCTATGCGAGAAATCTCGAACATGAAGTGGGTTGTCTCAAAAATTTAAGTTGTGGTTTTTAATATGGCTTGGGAAAATTTTGATGAAGAAAGGCTGAAACAGATAATCAGACAATTTGACGGTAACGTCACTTCAAAGAATAAATTTTTAGTTAAGCCATCAAAAATAGAATGCAAAGGCCATCGGTGGTATTTTTGTCCTAGCAAGAGAAAACATATCAAAGTAAATTGTGGAATAAAAGTTTATGTTGTGGATTATGAATTAGATGAACTTGATAGAGTTTTGACTTATGACGGTAACAATCTTTTGGCGGTCCCAATAGAGGAAATTGTTGATTTAGGATTTAATTAATGCTTTTTACATTTGGAACATTTTGGAAATCTTTGCTTATTATAATATCATCTTGGTGTATGTATGGTTTTTTTGGTTATGAAATAACTATAACTACATTATTGGCTATTTTAGTTTGCTTAAATTTAAAAGATACACATCATTTGATTTAGCTCGTATAGACCTATTTATGTCTAAATGAACGCTAATACAAAAGAATTCGGACACTCTGTTGCTGAGAAGCTGCAAGTTGGCGATATTGTGTCTTGGTCTAAATATTCGGAAGAAACAAATGACTGGATCGATCATATTGGAATATTAGTAAAGATTGATAACCAGATCCGCGACAATAGAATGGTATCGGTATCGTCTGTGTTACCCATAGAAGATCAGAGCACAGAACTTGAGTTCTTTACGTTTACATTGCGGCTGGTTTCACGTTCAAATAAAGAAAACAACTCCTGACTCAAAAATAGAACTATTTATTGAGTAAGCTAAGGATTTGTCATAATGCCCAGCGATGATATTTTAAAAGATTTGATTAAACAGTTTATGCCATTCGCGCAGAAACACATTGGTTTTACAAGCCCTCCGCGACTGTTTTTGAGAAGAGATTCGGAGAATGCGAAAAATCCGCTAGGTCGTACAGCTCATTATGAGCCGGATAGTAAATCAGTACACTTATATATCTCTGGTCGACATCCAAAAGATATTTTACGCTCACTTGGGCACGAATTAGTACATCATCAACAGCACTGCGATGGAATGTTTGATGGCTCTGAATATCTTGGGCCCGGGTATGCACAAAAAGATCCAACTATGCGTAAAGCAGAAGAATTAGCAAATAAGATTGGTAGCATGTGCTTAAGAGATTTTGAAGATATGCTTAAAGCGAAAAATGAGACTATTTATTACGAACATCTACAAAAAGGAGATAACAAGATGTCATTGAAAGACTGGAAAGAAAAGGAAATCGGAACGCTTTTGTCAGAAGCGTGGGGTTTTAAATTTAACACAATACAAGAATTTGAGGAATTTGATGGAAAAGGTCAGATACAAACAGAGGGTGAAGAAGAAGTTGCCGAAGAAGCAGTTGAAGCGGCGGCTGGGGAAACTGTTGAGGAATCCGCTGAGGAAGAACTCGAAGAATCAGAAGAGCCAGTAGAAGAATCCGAGGAAGATCTGGAAGAACGCTCCCAAGGACGGAAAACACCAGCTAACGCACAAGGCCGCCATGATGACGAAAGAGCCCGGACTCATACAAAGTCTCACGGAAAGGGTTTAACTGAAGCCAAGATTCGTGAAATTCTTAAGAAAGCCATTCAATTTGCACAAAAGAAAGGTAAGTAACAATGAAAGGCAAATACAAAAGTTGCGATAAGAGCTGAACTTAGAAAATCTAGGAATAAGTTTATTCACAAACTTTTGTTATTGCAAAAACAACAGGAGCACGGCATGTCTTTAGAATCAGACTGGAAAAACTTTTTAAACGAAGAAATTAGTGAAAAAAATATCTTT